AACCAGTGCCAACACGACAGAGACGATGGACGACGGCTCCACCCTGCTGATCGAGGGGAAGCCAAGCCTGCTGGACCACCTCGCCATCTGCGAGCAAGGCGTATGGGACAAAGGCGGAGAACCGACCGGCGTCGCCACCACTGCAACCAACGGAGAACACCCGGTGCCCGACATCGACCCCAACGCCCCCGTCGATCCGAACGCGAAGGCCGATGAGAGCGCCGACGCGAACGGCGGCGACAAGCTGGACCAGGTGCTCCAGCGTCTCGACAGCATGGCCTCGCGGCTGGACGCGCTGGACAACGCCAACGCGCCGCCGGCCGACGACCCGGATCCGAAGCCGCCCGTCGCCGACGCTGCTGCCGGCAACGACGGTGGCCAGGAATTCCCGCCCGAGATCGCGTCGATGCCGCGCGAAACCGCGGCCGACAAGATGCGCTTCGACGCAGCGTGCGCGGGCTACCAGGCGATGTCCAAGGCGAAGGCCGACAGCGACGCCAAGGCGGCTGCGGAAGCCAAGGAGAAGGACGCGGCCCTGGTGCGCATGGACAGCGCCAACGCCGCGCTGCGGAAGGATCTGGACGCGCTCAAGGCGATGGTGCGTCCCGTTCCGGAGGACGAAGCCGCCGACCTGGCCAAGGAACAGGTCCGCGCCGATGCGGTCTATGCCGCGCACGGCGGTTCCGCCAGCCGCCCGGTCCAGGGCGAGACGCTGCTCGCCTACCGCCGCCGCCTGGCGTCGGGCATGCAGAAGCACAGCCCGGCATGGAAGGACATCGACCTCGCCACCTTGCCCGGGCCCGCGCTGGACCTGGCGACGCAGGCCATCTACGCCGACGCTGCCGTCGCCGCGCGCAGCCCCGTCGACGTGCCGGAAGGCACCCTGCGCGAGATCGTGTCCGTCGACAGCACCGGTCGGCGCATCACCAGCTTCGCCGGGGAGCCGCGGTCGTGGATGTCGCAGTTCTCCGCCAACCGCCGGCGCGTGACCGGTATCAGCAACGGGAGCCGCTGACATGTCCATCACCCTCAACCCGATCGTCACCAGCAACGCGCGCGGCTCGTTCGGCACCAACTGGTCGGGCCTGATCCAGGGCACCGCCTTCGCCGATCCCTCCACGCGCAACGCGCTGGCCGGGGGCGTGCTGCACAGCGCGCAGACGCTGCCGATGTGGGGCGGCGTCGGCATCAGCGAGAACGTCCCCGCGGATGCGATGGTCCCCAACGGCACGTTCGGCGGCGCCATCAAGCGCGCGCTGCTGCTGACCGGCACCACCGGCCTGACCGGCTTCTCCGTGTTCGACCAGAACCACAGCGCCATCAACACCCCGCAGTCGCCTGTTCCGCTGGTCGGCGCGGGTGCCACGATGAACCTGTATCGGCTCGGCTCGGGCGCGCGGATCGCGGTCGCCGCTGACCCGGTCCTGGCGTCGCTGGAAGGCGGGATCATCAACGCGCAGGTGTCGTGGGACTTCGCGCAGCAGCGCCTGGTTCCCTACGTGGCCGCATATGCCGCCAACGTCATCACCGCCGCGTCCTGGACCGGCGGCGTCGTCAGCCTGACCACCACGAGCGCGCACGGCCTGTCGGTCGGCTCGGTGTTCACCATCACCGGCATGGTGCCCGATGCCTACAACGGCACGTTCACCGCGACGTCCGGGACCACTGGCTCCAACATCAACTACGCGCTGACTCCCGATCCCGGCGCGGACACGGTGCAGGGCACGCTGGTGGCCGGCGGCGGCGCGCTGAACGTGCGCGTGCTCAACCTGCAGGTGGGCAACAGCATGGTGGTCGAGTACGACGCCGACACCGGCTTCGCCACGTGGAACACGGCCGGCACCTGCGCCGTCATCCTGATCTGACCAGCCAGCCGGGCGGGGAAACCCGCTCGGCTCTTCCTCCCCACCGCAGCCCGGCCACTGGCCGGCGTCCAGGAGACCTTCCACAGTGGCCCACATCGCCCCCGCCTACGTGACCGTCAATCCGTCCTTCATCGAGCCCGGGTTGCTGCTCCCCTACGCGCAGGCGTCGGGCGCGTTCGACCTGGTCGCCGAGGGCCAGCCGCTCGCCCGGCTCTCCGAAGGCGATCTGTTCGTGTACATGAAGCAGATCCAGCTGCGCACGCAGATGGCTGCCGGCCAGAGCGCGTACAACTCGCTGCCGTCCATCAGCACCGCGATGAGCATGGTCAGCACGCCGACCTACCTGCTGCGCGTCCGCGGCGAGTACGACCACCACGATGCCGCGGCCATGTCGCGCTGGGGCGTCCCGATCGAGAGCGCCCAGCGCCTCGGCATGCAGCAGGGCCACTTCCAGTTGATGCGGTCGGCGCTGCTGGACGGGTTCAACCCGGCGAACGGCGAAGGCCTGCTGAACACCGCCGGCGCCACCGCCACCACCCTGCCCGCCGACAGCAACGGCAACACCACGGTGCTGACCTACGACAACGGCGAGTTGGGCGTCTGGCTGCTGTCGCAGCTGAGCGCGCTCAAGACCCGCACCATGCAGCTGGGCATCGGCCAGGAATTCACCATCTGCGGGCCGCAGCGCGTGCTGGGCGCGATGGAGTACCAGAACATCGTCCAGCTGACGCAGTTCCAGCGCGTCGGCGCCGGCAGCAACACGACCGCCGGCATGTTCAAGGACATCGCGGAGCAGAACGGCGACACCATCACCTGGACCTACGACGACACGCTGGTCGGCAAGGGCGCGGGCGGCAGCGACGCGGTCATCCTCACCATGCCGAAGGTGCAGAAACCGAGCATCCGCGGCGTGAACACCAACGTGTTCGCCAAGCTCGCGCCGGGCATCGAGGCGTGCGCGCTGATGTATTGCGACATGGCTGCGCCGCGCGAGATCCCGACCCCGCTGCCCGGCGGCGCGATCGACGTGCTGTCCGAACTGCGCATCACCAGCGGGTGGGGCGTCCGGCCGGAAGCCGTCACCATCATGTCGCTGCCGTACTCCTGAGCCGCCCACCAGCGCCGCCCAGCGCGTCGTGTGCGCCGGGCGGCGCGAGCCTGGCGCCATAGGGCCAGGCGACTCCCCACCGCGCCACAGCGCCAACCAGGGCTCCCCCATGAAGGTCTATGTCGCCAACACCACCCGCCAGGTCCAGGACTTCGTCTGGCGTGCGATCGGCAACCGCTCGCCGCACCGGATGAAGATCGACGTCGGCCAGCAGGTGCAGCTGCCGGGCGAGTGGAACACCGAGGACGTGGCGTATCTCGAGGACCAGCACCGCCGCTACGGCATGGTGCCGGTTGGCGAGATCGATCGCAGCCGCGACTTCATCGGCGTCTGCTTCTCCGTCGACAAGCCGATCCCGGTGGAGAAGATCCGCCGCGCGCTGACCACCAATCAGCAGGTGCTTGAGGAACGCGGTCGCACGCTGCGCCAGCACGCCGCCGTGGCAGTCGCAGCACGGGTCCAGGCCGACCACCCCGATGCCGGCATGACCGCGCTGGAAATGTCGATCCAGGAGGAACGCAAGGACGGCGGCACCCCGGAGGTCAACGAGGGCATCCGTGTGCCGCTCAGCGGCCAGGACCAGACGCCTCCCGCCGGCAACCGACAGGCGCGGCGTCGCGCGGCGTAGTCGCCGAACGCAGTCGCAGTCACGCAACGGGGGACAAGCCATGCAGATCGAGATGGTGGACACAATCCGGGGTCCGCTCCCCCGCGTCGCTCTCGACATCGTCGAGCGAGTCGTTTCCGACACCGACCTGCAGACGACGGTCCAGGTTGACTACACCCTGCGCACCACGGGCGAAATCGTGCGCCAGGACGGCCGGGTGGACGTCAAGCGGTGGTCGTCCGACATGGCAGCACTGGCCGGCGTCACTGAAGCGGGAGCCTGATCCATGGCCAACAGCAACGCGATTGTGACTGCGTTCAAGGTTGACGTCATGCTTGCCAAGCACGCCCTCGGCACCACCGTGGCGCGGGGCACGACTGCCAAGGACACGTTCAACGGCGCGCTGGTTCTGGCGTCCGCGACGTTCGGCGCAGGCACTTCGGCGTATACCGGCACTCCCGGCTCGGTGCTGATGTCGGGCGAGCCGACAGGGACCACCAACTACACGGCAGGCGGTGCAGCGATCACCAATGCCACTGCGCCGACCAGCACAGGCACAACGGGATTCTGGACGCCGAGCGCCTCGCTGTCGTGGGCGGCGCTGACCCTGCCCGCGTCGGTGGATGCGGTGTTCATCTACAACGCCACCACAGCCGGCTACCCGGGCGTCGGCGTCTTCACCTTCGGCGCGCTGACCATCACCGGTGGGACGCTGATCATCAACTTCCCGGTCAACGACGCGACGACCGGTCTGGTGCGGATCGCGTGACGCGGCCTGCCGACGCGCAGATATAGGAGTGCGTCCATGTCGCAACGGGTTCTCGGCAACATCTTCATTCGAGAAAACACCATCGATCCAGGTGGATCGGTGGATGGGCATACCCACAACTTCGACCACGTGACGGTATGCTTTGCCGGCCGCATTCGTGTTGCCGGCGATGATCCCTATACAGCGCAGCACTACGAGACTGTCCTTGATGCGGGCTCCATGTGCCTTATTCGATCCGACATCAACCACACGCTCACTCAGGAAGCGGGCACCCCGCCCCTGGTTGCCAGCGCACTTGCTGACATGAAGGCGAGGCTGTTGGCAGCCATCCCTGGTGCCAGTGATGCGATCGAAGCGGCATTCGACCAGGCCACCGAAGCCGCCAGCAATGTTCCCGCCCGCTATGGTTGCATCTACTCACACCGCACTCCGCAGGGCGACGTGGTGCTGGACTACGATAGCGGCTGGCCCGGCGCATACGCGGCAAGATACCCCGCGTGATGGCGGAACTGCTGATCCGCACCGTATCGCAGCCCATGACCGGCGATCCATTGGTGGATCGGCATAGGTCTGGTCGGGGCTGTGTGATCGTGGTGATGCCAGACGGCCACCCGTGGAGCGCCGCTGAGCGCACCGCGCCGTTCTGGCGGATCGTGAAGGTGCCGGGTGTGCCACCTGAAGCGTTGACGCAGTTCACCCGCAGGGATGTGGGGTATGGCGAACCGGAGGCGGAGGCGGTTGACCGTACCTTGCGGCGGTGGAGTGACGAGTTCGACATTGACGCATTCGATGCCCTGGGCGGAGCCAAGAAAGCAGAGATCGCCACCCATCCCGGCAAGGCGCTGGCCCATATCCTGAAGGTGCGTAAAGGTCGCCCTGTGCTGCATGACCCTGACTTGATCGGGCCGAAGCCGGGTATGGTCAAGGGGATCGGCAAGCCCTGATGCCCACTACCACAGTCAAGACCATCGGTACCGGCGGCGATTATACCACCTTGCAGGCGTGGGAAAACGCTTGCCCCGCCAACTTGGTGACTGCGGATGAAATTTGGGAAGGGCAGGTCAAGAACCAAGAGTTCACCGCCTCATCGACGTTGCTGACCATTTCCGGGCAGACGACCGACGCCACCCGCTACATCGTTTTGACCACCGAGGCAGGCGCCAGCTTTGCCGACAATGCCAACAAGCTGACCAACGCGCTGCGCTACAACGCATCCAATGGCGCAGCGATCCGCCAAACAACAGGGTATGGCGGGCCAGCGCTTAACGTAAGCACCGCCTATACTCGGGTCAGCAAGCTTCAGTTTTCCGCCGCGCAAAACATTGATACTGGAATGGTCGTATATGCGGCCAACTGCACCGTTGACCAAGTAATCAGCCTAGGAAGGCACTGCGGCATTGCGATTGCCGCCAGCACGACAACGCTAAGAAATAGCCTGTTTATTTCCACTGCTGCGCCACGCAACGACAGCGCTGCCGTGTTCATTTCTTCTGGCAGCGTGACTGCATATAACTGCACGGGAGTTTGCTACAGCACGTCTTCGCCTGCGGGGCTATCCGGCGCGTTCCTAAACTCCTATGCAACTATGTTGTTGAGGAATTGCGCGGGATTTGGTTTTCCTTATTTCACTCGCATCACTGCCATCAGCGGGTCAAGCAGCAACAACGGCAGCGACAGGACGATAGCGGTTGGGAGCGGCAATCAAGCCTCACTGACTTACGCAAACCAGTTCGAAAATACTGCAACTGGAACCGCCGACTTCCGGCTGAAGTCCGGCGCCACCCTGATTGATACCGGCGCTGACCTCTCGGGTTCTGGCATCACCGTCGATATCGTCGGCACGACCCGCAGCGTCCCTTACGACATTGGTGCGTGGGAGTTTGCCAACCCGAACGTCAGTGTCACCCTGACGGGCATTACCGCGACCATCAGCGCCGGCACAGTGAGCGCCGCGATCGGTGTGGAGATAGCCGGCATCGCAGCGACGACGGCCGCGGGAACGCCGACGAGCGCGATCGATGCAGATGTCGCTGGCGCGGCGTTGACCGTCTCTGCCGGCGCGCTGGCATACACCATCGGTGCGACGGTCAGCGGGTCCGTGGTCGTCGGCTATGCCGGCGCGCTGGACGCCAGCATCGGCGCGAGCGTGACCAGTGGCGCGCTGGCAGCGTCGCCGGGGTTCCTGTTGGCCGCGCTGGGTGCGAACGTCAGCGGCGCAGCGGCAGCAGCATTCCCTGGCATCGTGACCGTGGGTGGTGCGCCGCCCGATCCAGTGCCAGCATACCGCGTGTATTTTGTTCCAGAGGCCGACCGTGATTATGCTATGCCGCGCTCGCGACGCATCTACCGCGCGCCACGCGATGTGCGCATCGTGATAGTGCCTGGGCGGGAGAAGTCATGACGATCATCACGCTACGAGGCCAGCTTCCGACTGCAAACCTGAACCAGGCAGTGTCGTTCGTCGACTGGCTGACGCCAGGGGACAGCATCGTCTCCGCCACGGTCACCGCGGATCCCGGCATCACCATCGGCTCGTCTCCGCCGCCGACTGTATCCGGCGCGGAGGTGATTTTTTGGGTGACCGGCGGCACGCTCGGCGCGACCTACATCATCACCGTGACCATCACGACGGCGATGGGCGAGGTGTTCCCGCAGCAGTGCCGCATCGCGATCGGCACGCCATCGGTCTCGTCGTTCAACGCGCCAAGCCTGGACAACTACCTCGCATGGCTGCGGTCGCAGGGCTTCACCGACGCGGCGCTGCCTGGCGACAGCATGTTCATCTCTCTGACCTACGACGCGGCTCTGGCGATCGTGAACGAGTATCTCGCGGTCGGGAACCCGATGATCTACACCCTGGCCGTCTACAACCTGGGCGCCGACATGCTGGTGAACTGGGCGCCGGATGAAGCGGGATCGACCTACTTCGCCACCCTGCGCGCATCCTACGGCACGTTCGCGTTTGCGCCTGGGGTGGTGACTTCGTCGAGCGACGGCGGCACCAGCACCAGCATCGCCAACCCGGACTCGATGAAGGAGTTCACACTCGCCAACCTGCAGAACCTGAAGACCCCCTACGGTCGCCAGTATCTGGCGTTCGCGCAGTCGTTCGGGCAGCTGTGGGGTCTGACATGACGATGGTGCTGCACCTGGGCGTGATCGACATGCCCTACACCAGCTACGACGGCGGGAAGAAGGCTGCCAACCCGAAGCGCCGCGGGAAGAAGCCGCTGAAGCCTGCGAAGGGCAAGTCGCGCACCGTCACCACCGCGCAAGTCGCAGGCTGGCTCGAGGACCGCTACCACGTGATGGAGGTCTTCTACGAGAGCGACGGGGGCGTCATGGATCTGCTGCGCGAGTCCGTGGAGGACGCCATGGAGAACCTCCTGATGGGCGCGCCGGTGGGCGGCAATCCGTTCCTGGAAGCAACAAGCGAGATCCAGAGCCGGTTCAAGAAATTCATCTCCGACCAGACCATGGAACGGATGGGCATCCCCGGCGTCCCGACGCAGGCAGCGCTCCTGGGCAGGAGCAGTCGGTTGAAGAAGGGACGCGGGCCGCGGCGACCGTCATTCCGCGACACTGGCCTCTACCAGTCGTCGTTCATGGCGTGGGTGGAGTAGCGCCATGTCCGCGACAGAAAGCGCAGCCAGCAGGCACCAGATGGCAGCGACCCTGCAAGCGGGTCTGCGCGTGCTGGACGAGAACCAGACGATCCTGTTCACGCGCTACGCGCGCCTGGTCCTGCCGATCGACGGCTCGGTGTTCTGGGTGCGCGACGGCCTGGTCGAGGAATCGGCCATCTACAACGCAGCGCGGCCTGGCGCTGTGGCGTTCAACCAGCCGCCGAGCGCGGGCGTGGCGACGACGTTCCGCGCCAGCGGATCGCTGCACTACATGACGTCTGGCAGCCAGCAAGAAGCCGACAGCGCCACGCTCAACCAGGTGGTGTTCACCTCCGAGCGCGAGATCGAGAACCTGAACGAAGTCGGGCCTGACGTCATGTATCTCGGGACGTGGCAGGGCGTGCGCTTCGCGTTCTCCCGGCGCGAGATGTTCTACGAGCAGGCGCGGCTGTGGCACTACGCCGGCCAGGCTGTTCTGGCGACGATGGAGACGCAGATCGTCGACACCCTGGCGGGGTTCGACCTGTCCGCAGTCGTCTCGGACTCGCTGCCGATCTGGCTGGGGATGCGCAACCCCTACATCCCGATCATCGGCTTGGGCGGCATCAGCTTCCCGATGCTGCCCTCGTTCCTCGTGACGGCAAACCTGCGGCCGCCGTTCGTGGCCGTGCACATCCGACCGGAGACGACGATGGCGCTGTCCAGCGCACCGGCGTTCGACGCGACGATGGGCCAGGAGCAGCTGGTCAAGGAAACCGTGCGGCTGACGACGTACGGGCTGCGCAACCGCCAGGTGATGGACTTGATCGCCTATGTCCAGTTCTACTGTCAGTGCAGCGAAGTGATGGGCATCAGCAACATGCCGGTGCCGCGCGACGAAAAGCAGGGCCAGCTTGAGATGGGCGTCCTGGCGCAGAAGAAGTCCATCGAATTCGAGGTCAACTACTTGCAGTCCGCGGCGCGCGATGAGACGCGCCAACTGATCCTGGCTGCCACGATCATCTCGACGCCAGTGCCGCCGATCGTTCTGGACCCCGCGTCCTGGAACGAGTTCACGTGGAATACCGGAGCGACCTGGACATGAGCATTGCACCCAACCAGCCTGCCGACGCGCAAGACGTCCTGGCGCAGCTGCAACTGCGCTTGCTGGCGTCGCGCAACCTGTCCGACCTGCCGAACCCCGCGCTGGCGCGGAACAACCTGCTGCTGACGTCCACCGCGTGGACCCCGATCGGCGTTGGGCCAGGCACTGTGGCGTCGGGCAACGACGCGCGGTTCGACAACCCCTACATCACCAGCGACGGCAGCACGGTCGCGCGCTACGCCGCAGAGCGCTTCGCCGAGGTGCGTGACGTCCTGGACTTCGGCGCGGACCCGACCGGCGTCGCCGACAGCCGCGCCGCGTTCCAAGCCGCTGAGCAGGCTCTGACTGCCGGCTACGGCGGCGTCATTTGGGTGCCGCCGGGCTCCTACCTGATGACTGGCGGCGTGTCCCTGCGCTCCGGCACTGCGGTCGTGGGCGCCGGCGCCAGCGCGTCGCGCATCGTCGCCGTGGACGACTTCCCGACCACGACCGGCCCCGCTTACTCGTTCTTCTACAACGCGAATTGGGAAGCCGCGACGCTGGCCGAAGGAGACGAGGACATCACCATCGCAGGGCTGATGTTTGACTACTCCTGGCGCGAGAGCACCAACGCGTTCGCGTCGCTGAAGATGCGCTACGTCACCCGGCTGAACGTCCGCGAGTGCCGGTTCTGGTGGGGCGGGAATTCCGTGGCCATTCGTGGTTGCGAGCAGACGTGGTTCGTCCGCTGCACCGCGGAGAATTTCCAGAACTGCGGCTGGGACTTTTGGGAGGGGCCGGGCACCACCTGGGTGGTCGACTGCTGGGAGAGGACCGAGGCATCTGCGCAGATGCTGAATTTCAACCCGGAGTTCTCGCCGACATCGTCGTCTCCCCTGGACGTGGTCGCCAAGCGGCTGACGGTGCAGGGCTGTACGTTCATTGTGACTGGCGCTGCATCCGTGCCGTGCCAGATCGAACCCCTGGCCAATCGGGACAACGTGGTCACGGAGGTGGTGATCAACAGCTGCTCGTTCCAGCGGACCCGCCTGGTCTGCCGCCAGGAGACGACGCTGCTGCGGATCACGAACAACAGCTTCACCGACTTCCCCGACCCGAGCACGTCCGCGATCACCGTGGCGCCGCTCAACGGGCGCACCCCCGCTGGCGTGATCATCAGCGGCAACGTGATCCAGGGCCCGCACACCAACGCCGAAAACTTCGGCGTCATCTGGTGCGACACCGACAGCGCCATCATCACCGGAAACATCATCCTCGGCACCGACTACGACGCGGGTCCGCTGTATGTCGGCAACAGCAACCCCGTCCGGTTCGGGAACTACTTCGAAAAGCTGGGCATCAGTGGGCAGATGCAGCAGGGCGTGCTGCTAGCGAACCCCAACGACGCTGAGCACAACTTCCGGTCCGCGTGGGGCTACGTTGACCTGAACGGCAACCCCGTCCGCGAATACATGGCGGGCAACTTCGCGCAGCGGTGGTCGACCGATGAGAATGGCGACGCGCGCCAGGTCTGGTCGCACGAAGCCGACAGCGACAAGTCGGACTTCTCGTTCCTGGTCGGGACCGCGTTCAACAGCCACATCCGCGTGTCGCCGAACGCTGGTCTGACCGCGACGGGCACCACCTATGCCGGCGCGCTCCTCCTGACGAAGGGGTTCAACCAGTTCGACACAGTGCCTGCGGCGAGTGGCGCGCGCCTGCCGGGCACAGACAACTTCCTCTCGGTCACCGGATTCTCCGTGGCAGTGTGGAACAACGGCGATGAGATGCTGGCGGTCTACCCGATCAGCAATGGCTACATCGCGGACTGGCCGCAGGGTCTGCACGACCTGATCCCGCCAGGTTGGATCGTGGTCTACTACGCGACCGACAGCACTCACTGGATCATCCAGACACGCGCGCAGTTCTCGACGGATCTGCTGGGCGAAGTCGTGTCGGAGCAGGAGAACGCGCTGGCGGAAGTCGATCTGACCACAGCGCCAGCGGTCTATTCGCCGACGCGCAACCTGAACCACGTGCTGCTCTACGGCCAGTCGCTGTCGATCGGCGCGGAGGGCACGCCAGGCCTGAGCACCGCGGCGAAGTATGGCTCGCTGATGTTCGGCACGACCGTCGGCGCGACCAACAACACCACGCCCTCGTCCGTCTGGACGCCGAACGGCGGCAGCGTCGTATCGCCCTTGCAGGTCAACAGCACGCAGGCAGAGTCGCCCGCGTTCGGCGCCATGGCCACGTATCGCGCGCTGACGTTCCGCAGCCAGGACGTGACGTCGAACGCCAGCCAGTTGATGCTGGCCAACAGCTGTGGGATCGGCGGCACCGCGATTGCGGCGCTGGAACAAGGCGCGTCGCCGGACATCTTCAACCGGCTGGTGTCCTGCATGGATCAGGCCAACGCATATGCTGCGGGCCAGGCTCTGACCTACGGCGTGGCTGCGATGGTGTGGATGCAGGGCGAGAGCAACTCGACCACGTCGACGGCAGTCTACAAGACCGCGCTGCAAGGCATCTACACCGACTTCTGCACCGCGGCGCTGGCGGAAACAGGCCAGACCGAAAACCCCGCCATGTTCATGTACCAGACCACAGCGGCGAACGGGAACTTCAACACAGCGAGCCTCGGCGTGCAGATGGCTCAGCTTGAGATCGGGCTGAACGACCCCGGCTGCTTCATGGTCGGTCCGGTCTATCCCTACAACTCGAGCAACAACCTGCATCTGTGCGCCAACTCCTACCGCTGGTGGGGCGCCATGCTGGGCAAGGTGATGCATCGCGTGCTGACTCTGGGCCAGGACTGGAAGCCGCTGCACATCACTGCTGCCACCATGCGAGGCCGCCGCGTGCTGGTCGACTTCTACGTCCCGTTCGCGCCCTTGGTGTTCGACGACCCCTGGCTCGAGCCGGGCTGGTCGCCTGGCACTGGCACGGCTGGCGCCGCCAACGCGCCGTTTGCCACGCTGGACAAGGGCTTTACCGTCCGGAACGCCAGCGGGGTGGCGCAGACCATTGCATCGGTGGTCCTGGCCTCGGCCACGCAAGTTCTGATCACGCTTGCTGCCGATCCTGCTGTAGAAGCGCATTCTCTGCGCTATGCAGATGGCAGCGCGGGGCATTACGGTCACGGCAGCGTCCGAGACAGTGACCCCGCTCTGGCTGACGATATCTACCTCGACTTGCAAGCAGGCCAAGCCGCCGACGAGCGTCAGTGGAATGCATCAGGTAAGCTGATGCCTCTCCACAACTGGGCGGTGTCTCAGCTGATCGCCATCACCGCCGTCTGACACGCAACCCAAGGAGCCACGCCGATGCCGCAGAACCCGAACCAGGTGACCGTCGCACTGGATGACAGCAACGCCACGGCGTCGCTGCGCCTCAACAGCGACAACGCGCTGATCGTCACCATGAACAACCCCAGCGCCGGCGTCACCGTCGTGCAGACGCTGGGAACCATCGCCACCACAGGCACATTCCAGGCGGGCATGGCAGCGAACGCCGACCGTGCGGTGGGCGGCGCGGTCGTGAATCATGGCACCGCCAGCATGCTGGTGTCGCTGACCGCTGCCGGCGACGCCAAGACTGGCTCGGGCATCCAGGTGGCTGCGGGCGGCACGCTGATGCTCTCCGCGGTTCTGCCGGACCAGCCCTACCTGGGCGCCATCTCGATCACCGGCACCAAGTCCGACACGTTCACGACGGTCGAGATCACCAAGGCCTAAGACACCAGGCCTACGCCACTCGGCTGAACACCCTGCGAAGGAGCTAGAGGACCCATGGCGAACAACATCGTCACGACCAATGTCTCACTGACGAATGCGCCGGCGCCCTCGACGCTCCAGCGCACCGGCGCGTTCCTGACTGCCGGCGGCACCACCACCGCTGCCGGCACCACCACGCTGATCACCGAGGAATCGGAACTGACCGCGATCCTGCGGGTGCCGCTCACGCTGAGCAGCATCTCGTTCGGTTCCGTGGTCACCGGCGTCACCGCAGCGCCGCACGGCCTGACCGTGGGCGACGTCATCCCGATCACGATCGCGGGCTGCACGCCGGCGCTCTACAACGGCACGTGG